CTCGATGCCGGCGCGGAGCGTCGCGAGATTGTGTAAGCCCGTCGTGGCCCCGCATTCGAGCAGCTTGCACGCGCGCCCCTCGCGCATCTCGAATATCTGCGTCAATGCGGCCGCCACGATCGTGGCATCCTCGGTGACGCCGAGCCATAGCTGGCGAGAGCCACGCTGCAGCTGATCGAGGATATCGGGCGGCATCGGCACATTGGAAGCGGCAAAAGCGGCATCGATCAGATCGCGCACCACGCCCGGCCAGAGGCGATCGACGTCGCCGGCCGGGATGCATACGAGCTGCGGCTCCATCTCACCCACCGATGCAGGCGAATGAAAACGTGCGATCGAGAGTCGCGGCATTCGCGTGGGTGATCGTGAAACTGCCCTGCAAGATATCGGCTCGCTTCACATAGGTGGTGCTGCGCGCGGCCGCCGCGTTGGCGGTCTGCGGCTCCAGAAATACCCGGCAATCCGCCGAGCAATTCACGAAATTAACCACGGTGCTGGTAGCCCCGGCCGTGAGCGTGACGTCGCCGACGAAATCGCCTCGGCCGAAAATCAGTTGCCGGATCGCCTGCACGATCCGCACGGGATCGCGCTCGCGCTCGCTGATATGGATCGCCATCGGCTACTCCTCGTTGGGATCGCTCGCCATCTGCCCGAACCGGCCACCGCGCACCGGGCCCGGCAGACGTTTCTTTTTCTGGAGCGCGACGATCGGCGCCCCGCCGGTAGCGGCATCTTCGAGCATCAGGCCAGACTGCCCGCGCTTTTTCGGGTCGAATTTCGCGGCGGTGGATCGCACCTGCCCGGGCTCGAAAGGAATCGCCACGGTATGGCCCTTGCCACCCATCTTGCCGCCGGTGTCGAGAATTCCATCATATCCCAGCTTGCGGAGCTCGGCCGTCACCTTGTCGGGAATCGACGTCCAAACATACGAATTCTCGCCGCGCTTGGGGTTGATCTTGCCGCTCTCGGTGAAACGATCCATGCGCAGGCCGCCGTGATACCACGGGCCAGTGTAGCCCTGCTCCAGCGCTGCCGCGGGAGCGCCCGGGAGCGCCGAGTCGCTGAAAAACTTCCCGCTTGCGATGAAATCGAGATCGTCTTGCGTCATATAGGGGTTGGTGTTTTTCGGCGGCACCGTCTCCTCGAATTTGTCGGTGATCCGGGCCTTGTCGGCCTCCCACGCCGCCCGGGCGCGTGCCACCGAATCCTCCCACGAGCCCTTCACCGGCGCCGGCCGGGTGAATTCGTGCCCAGCCGCCGCCTTGCCGGTCGACCATCCGCGATTGCGGCGCTCCACCGCGGCGGTGCGCAGCGCCTCGGCGTTCTCCAGCGGGTTGTAGGGCTGCGCGATGCGGCCGAATGAATAATCCAGCCGGCCCTGCGGTGCGCGCTCCAGCGCCGACAGCGGCGCGCCGGTGGTCGCGCTATCCTCCAGAAGCCGCCCGGTATTGGACACCGAGGTGAGCCCGGAATCATTCGCGTGCCGGCCCAGATCAGCATCAATCTTGGCCTCTACGGCACCACGATCGAGCGGGTTGGAGCCGCGCGGGATATAGGGCTCGCTGGCGCGCGCCGGCTGATCGATCAGCTGCTCGGGGAAAGGCTCGCCAGAGCCCACCCGCTTGCCCAGCACGCGCATGTTGCGGCCGAGCCCGATGGCGGGATCACGCGCGAGGCTGCCGAACATCAAGCCGCCGCCGGCGATGCCGCTCAAATCCTGCGCGCGCTGGTAAACTTCATCATTCGGGGTTTGCGCGACGCCGGGCGCCCAGCCCATGAATTTGCCCAGCCGCGTCGAGTCCTCGGTGGGGCCGCTCGGCGCCGGGATATCGGTGAAATCCTCGCGCCGCAGCCCGGGCGGCAGGAGCTGCTCATGGCCGGTATAGACGTCGCCCGGCAGCGTCGCGGCGCTGCGCACGATCCGCTCCGGCCACAGCTGGAATCGCGGCTCTGTCGGATGGGTGCCGGTGAGAACCTGCATGCCCTTCCACAGATCGCTGCTCGTGATCCGATCGAGCGCGCGACCGCTCGGTGTCTGCGGTGCGCCCGGCTCCGCCTCCTGCGGCGTGATCGCGATGCCGGTGAGCGGATCGTAGGCGAGAGCACCAAAAGACATTACGCTTCTCCGGCTAATCCTACGTCCGGCTGGATTCCTGTCGCATAACTCCAATCGGAGCCGGCCGGGCAGCGCAATCTACCACGCACGTATCGCGATTCAACATAGGCCTCGGCCCAGCCCTGATCATCGATCTGCACTTCCGGCGAATATTCCACCTCGGCGGAGGGATTCATCCGCATTCCGACAGAGCAGTAAGCCGTGGCGCAATCGGTCATCGGCCGCAGCCCGTTCACCTCAACAGTATTGCCCTGCGGGTCGCCCTCGCCGGTTTCGAGAATGGCCTCCAGATTGGGGCCGGTAAAGAAGCCGAGATCGTGTGCCGGGCCGAACGCCGCGAGCTCGGCCGCGGCCGCTTTCGAGATGCTGTCGAGCGAAAACCCGAGCGCATCGAGAGAGCCGCCGATCCGGCCGCCGGACGTCCACGCATGCACAAACGACACCGCGAGATCGATGTGGGTGGAATCCACGATCGTCACCTGCGACGCCAGCCATGTGCCGTTGGCCTCCGTCGTGCCGGCGACGCCCTGCACGACGATGAAATTCTGCCCGGCGATCTGGAACGTGGCATTCGAGACGGCATCGAGCGTGAGCCGCACATTGCCCACCCCGTTGTTGGCCGCGCCGAGCACCGTGAGCCCGCCCGGCGCGATCGCGTCCAGCTGCTCCAGCGTGAGGCCCGGGCGCGCCAGCGAGGCCAGATATTCGCCGCTGACGTTGATCCGGGTCCATTTGTTGAGTGCGTAATCGTAGAGCAGCACCATATCGAACAGGCCGGCTTGGCCCGTCTTGGTTTTGCATGCCCAATAAACCCGAGTTGACGTCGGGTCGCTCGCGCCGAGCACGAGCTGCAGCGCGCTGGCGTCGACATTCTCGAAAAAGAACCGGTCAACCCGCTCTTTGCCGATCGGCACCGGGTCGCCGTTCCCCACGATCATCTTGAAGCCGGACGCGCCGATATAGAATATTCGGTTGCCGACGTTGATGATCGACGAATTCGCGTAGAGCGTCTCCTGCGTCGACAGCCGCGCGATATCGAACACGGTGGCGGAGCCGGGCGCATAGGTGAGCTTCCGCAGCGATTCCTGCTGAAACACCACGCCATAGATATCGCCGCCGGCCACCGCGCCGCAGTTGCCGCCGTCCGACATGTCCTGAAAATCGGAGAGTCCCACCCCGGCCGTCCAGCTCTCCGGCGCCCCCAGATCGCTCCATTGCAGGCGCTTCGGGTTGGATACCAGCCCCGACAGCACGAGGAAGAAACCCACCACCGCCACGAATGCGGCCGTGGGCGGGCTGCCACCGAGATCGGCGAAATTGCCGCCAGAGGCGAGCGTGTATTTCTGCGGCACCGTATTGGCCGCGGCGCAGACCACCAAATCGTTGAACTGCACGAATTGCCAACCGGCATCGGAGGAGAGCGCCGAATAGGACACCCCGCCCTTTGAAACCTTCACCCACGCGAACGTGGTGTTATCGAGCAGGTATAGATCGGTCGACGTGCCGGCAAAAACCGCGATCGAGCCATCCGACTTGCGAGCGAAGAAAAACCCGCGGCACGCCGCCGGCAGCGCCGAGGTGAAGTCCTGCAGGCTCTTGAAAGGCCCGTATCCATCCTCGCGGGGGTATACGTTCACGATATCGACCGAAATGGTGCTGCCGATATCGTTGAGATCGGGCTTGTACTCACCGAATTCCTTGGTGGGAGCGGATTTCGGCATGGCGTCAGAACCTCATAGGCTTGACGCGCCCCGTCGATTTAATCTTGTTCGTCTCTTTTTTGAGCCGAGCCCACGCGCGCCACGTCTCGCCCGGCTGGCCATTCGGGCCGCCGGCGGGATCGGGGCTGAACCGCTGGGCTTCATCATCGTTGCGGGTGACGTTGCGCGCCAGCTGATATTTGGCTTGGCAGCGGATCAGCTGCTCGGCCCAATTCATCCACGGATTTGCGTCCTCGGTGAGGCTCGCCGGCGCCGCGATCTGCACATGGCCGCCAATAAAAATCTGCCATACGGTCGACGGGATCGGGTACATCGTGATTTTATTGCCGTCGTAGGCATAATCGGTGGGCTGGCCGGATTGCTGGTTCTGCTGGTTAAGCAGGTTGATTTCCTCCGGCGTGCGCCGGGTCATCTTCTGCGCGGTCGATCCCACATAGCAGTTGAGGTAATCGATCACGTAAATGGTCGAGATATTCGCGTTGTCGCTCACGGTGTAGACGTACTGCCCGGGCGCCGTGTTGAAAAACGGCGGCACGCTCGGATCGATATCCGAGATGCGGAACCGATCCTTTTGCCAGATATCGATGGAATCGAGGATCGCTACCGCAATCGGGCTCGTCATATCGGCGGGGGTGGCAAGCAGAGGGCGGCGCATCTCACTCGCGATGCGCGTCACCATATCCTGCATGGTTTTCGACATGAGCCATCCCCATGAGCCCGATTAGGCCGTGAGGATTGCGTACCACACGGTTGCGCCGGACGTCTCTACGGCCTGAAAGAAAATCGCCGTCTTGCCAGCCGCCACCGAGAACGATGCATTGGCCGAGAGCGCATTGATATGGCCACCGGTGGGCGGAAATACCGCCAGAGCATTCGCGGCCGCGGCATTCGTCACCACGATCATGACGCCGCCCGTAATCAGCGGTAGCTGCGCGCTGTCATTGCCCGAGGCAACGGTGGTGAACCGGTTATAGCCCAGCGTGAGGGCGGTGCCGGCCTGTGCACCGCCGGCGAGGGCCGTGAGGGTGTTGTTGAGGAGCGGCTGCCGGAGCATGCCCACCTCGAAAATAGATCGGCGGAACCGGTTTTCGGTGCCGGTGAGATAGGGCGCCAGCACCGACTGCGCGAGCACGGCCGAGGAGAACAGCAGCGCGAAACTCAGGAACAGGAACTTGCGGATATTCTTCATGGCTTTTCCTCGTGCCGCAATTTCATCAAAACGAAGGTGTCGCTCCATCTGCCGAGAACCTCATAACCAGCCATTTTGAGAAGCTGGATTTCAGAGTGCCGCGCCAGCTTTAATTCGATAAGTCTCATAAACGATCTCCCGAAGAATCGGCGGGATTATATCACCGTGAAACGCCACTGTGAAACAATCCCGCCAAGGCACGGGAGGAAAGCTGATTAGCCGCCCGGCTGGGCCGCGCAGAAATACTTGACGACGTTGGAGTTCGTGGCCGTCTGGGTGAGCGTGATCGCGCTCGCGGACGTCGCGTAGGACTGCGACGCCAGCGGGGTGGCAATCCACACCACCACGCAATGCGGCGCGGTGGCATAGGCCACGTTGAACGTGATCACGCAGCCGGTCGGCGTGCCGGTGCCCATGGTGACGGTGCCGGCGACGTCCGTTCCAGTGATCGCCGGCGAGGTGCCGCAGGAGGTGAGTGCCGGAGCGGTGCCGGTGCCCTGCGGGATGAATTTGCCATCGAATCCGACGTTGAAGGCGGCGAGCGCAAGGCCTGCCGTCAACACCAGCGCGAGGGCGCTATGAAGAATTCGCTTCAGCATGGTCTTTCGCTCCAGTTTCCAAGCGTTCCGGTGGTGAGGTGGCAGGGCCTTACGAGGCCCAACCGCCTTCGAATTCGATCACGATGATCGCCTGTCCGGCGGTCGCCGCGGCTCCGGTCTGCGTATACTTCGCGAACGGCAGCACGTTGCCGGCCGCGGTAAGAGCTCGGCCGATGCCGCGGGTCGACGGGTAGACGCCGGCGAGAGCCGGGTTCACGTCGCCGGCGGCCACGAGGTTGTTGTAGGTGGCGCCCACGGTGCCGGCCGTGAGCACGTTGGTGGTGGCAGCGTTGAAGGCCGTCACGATCTCCGTATAGACCAGCAGAATGAATGCGGCCTGCGGGAGATAGTTTTCGAAAGCGACGCCGGTGGCAATGCCGACGTCGTTGTAGGTGACGGTCTTTTTCAGCGTGTTCGACACCTGCCGGGGGTCTTGGCGGGCCGCGACGCCTACGGTTCCAGTGGGCATAGTTTAATCCCTCCGATCGGGCGCTAGGCCGGGTTACGAGCTGGCTGCGGCGTAAGTGGAGATCACCACCACACCGTAGTCGACCGCGTTGTAGACGGTCTTTTTCATGCCATGGATGGTCATGGCCGAGATTTCGAGGCGCCGCTTGTGATCGAACAGCTCCTCATTCCAGATCAGTTTGTCCGCGGAATTGTCGCGGCCAAACCCCATCATGCAGGCCTGCGCGCCCAGCAGCACGGCGCGCTTGACGTTGGCGACGTCGGCGCCGGTGGCCGAAACGCCATTCGTGACGTCGTAGGACACGCGCATCACGCAGCCGTTGTACATTCCGATCGCCCCGGTAAAAATCGGGTTGTTCGAAATCTTGCCGCCCATGATCGCGGCCTGCTGCAAATCCTGCCACGCGCCCTTGGAGGTGTTGCGGCGCAGCGCGGTGACTTGGAACGGGTGGATATACACCACGAACAAATCTTCCAAGGTGTTGTTGAAGTCCCGGCGGCCGCGGCTGCCCTTGAACTTCACCGGCCGGATCGGCGGAGTCGCCGTCACAGCCTTTTCCTTGGCGATATCGATCAGATCGAGGGTGAACGTGTCACCCGCGACGAGCAGATCATCCGATGCCTTGGAGGATTGGCGGATGATTCGGGTCGCCGAGGCCGCGATCACGGCATTGAGGCCGGTCAAGCGGACGTCGATGGCCGGCGTGTAGCCGCACACCTGATTGAAAAACGCCACGGAATAGCGCTTTTTGTACCAGTCGCCGAGGCGCCCCTTGGCGATGTTGCGCAAATCCCACGGCACGCGCTGCTGATCGATGGTGCGCCGGCTCTTGACGCCGACAACCGCCATCAATTCGTTGATCACGAGCGCGTCCGAATAGGTGGTGAGCGTCTCACCGTTGCCCTCGGCCAGCTGGTTCTCGGTGAAACCGAGCTGCGACAGCTGCATGACGATCGCAAACGTGATCTGATCGCCCGGGCCCTTGGAGAGGGCATCCTGCCGGTGAATGATCGAGTTTTCGTCGTCGCCGATCAGCGGCGCGATATCGGTGAATTTCAGAGCCTCGTGATCGAGCACGCGCGACCACAGCTTGACCGCCATTGCGTCATTGACGGGGAAAGACGTAGTTCCCATGGCTTGGGCACCCTCTTTGCGGCGCCCACATGGGCGCGGTTTCGCTTCACGGCTGGGGGGTGCACTGGTTATCGCCCGGTGCGGCGAGGCCTTTAATATTGCGGCAGGCGCGCCGCTGGGAATTTTACGATTAATTCCCTAAACGAGTGCTGATACTTTTCAGGGAGCGCTGGGCTTCCGTCCGTCGATCAGCGTGGCGTGATGCGAGTGGTAGCAGCGGAATTTTAATTCGTCAATCCCGCTGCCACCATATTTTGTGTCAGGCGTGCGGGTCGCGCCCCATTAGCACCTGCAGCTGTCGCGGCAGGTTATCGATCAGATCGCCGAATTCGTCATCGTCCATCGCGAGAAGGCTTTCCACCGTGAGGGCGCTGGCC